TCTTTTAAATGCATTATTATAATACTCATGCGCCAAACCATACCTAACATAGTTTGATAATTTAGAATAATCTATATCTGGTAGTAGATAATTTTTCTCCTCAAAATATTCTTCAGCGTGAAAAGGAGATTCAATATCTGCCAAAGACGCTGTTAAGTTTCCTTTTACTGCGCCTTTTTTATTGGCTGGCAAGCCTGTCTGATTTTTAAAAAAACTTTTTGTACCCATTACTAGTAACTATTTAACTATTAGATTCTTCAACTCTAAACCTGAATGTATTTTTAATAAGCTTTTTATTTCCGTTCTCTTCTGCTAGAAAGCTTATTATATACGAATATCCACTCTCCAATAATTTCATATCTAGATCAAAATAATTTCCAGACACATCATAACTGGTAGCTGTATATTTAATAGAGCCAGTTCCATAATCTATAACAGTTAAATCATCAGCCTCCCTAGTTATTTTGTAGTAAAGATCGTCGATTGGCGTGGTCTCAATATCGCTTGAAGCAACACTATAAATGTTCGGATTCCAATTTTTGTTTCTAGCGTAAACGCGGAACCTTGTCTCTTCATCTCTATCATAAGATTTTTTAAGATTTGTGATATTGATAATATAAGAATCTGAAGGGTTCATAATCCCCGCTACATGAGTTTCTGGGTCAATTGAACCTGTGCGGAATTGTGTTGCTCTGGCAAGGTCGCCTGACACATAACTGCCCGTGCTCCAAACATCATAAACGACAGAGGCTGTTGTATTTAAATGAACCGAGGCTGAATATATACCAGTCTCCACCTTACTTGCTGTATAAGAAGTTGGCGCCGTGTCGGTTAAAGAATCTCTATAGAGCGAGACAATTAGCTTATCGCCGGTTAAATTTGGTATGTCAGTATATGCGCCCTTATGAACGTTATACAAATACAGTTTATTCAAATTGGCTGCAGCGGGCAACAAAGAACTGGATACTGTAAAGTTTCCTCTATTGTCCTTTTTAGAACTGTCCCATCTTGCTTCAAGCACCGGACGTTTAAAGAAAAACTCACTAGTTCTGCCAAAAAATTTCTTGGTGTAGTAGGATTTTGTATTTTCCCCTTGGCTAGATGTTATAAACACTCCAAAACCATAGTTGCCAGTATTCTCGTTAATCCATTCCTCGACCTGACGTGTAACCTTGATCTCGATGTTTTCTAGGCCAGTAGAAAGTGTCTGAGAATAAAAATTGGCCAGCGAGCCGGTTGCAAAATCGCCGCCAGATCCAGACCATTCATTACCAGCACTACGAAAGATCCAATTTGATGCGTCATCCTCAGTATACTCATCCATATCTAATCCAACACCCTCATCCCAAGAAGATGTGATTGGGGCGACAACTACCGTAAGATCACTAGGAACTGTATGTTGGTGAGGGCAGTTAAACATTCGTAAATAAAAATCAACACTACCAGAGGCCGGAATGTCGCCCTCAGATCGTGATGATGAAATACCACTTGTATCAAACTGTATTAAAATTCTTGCTAATTCATTTGAAGAAGTGTAAGCTTGCCCATATATGCTAAAAATCTCCAAAATATCTGAAGCACCCATGTTAGAGCCAGTTGCTCTTGTTGTAAGATTTGGCTTATAGGCGTTTGTTATTGTATTGTCTTTGGTGGCATAAAACCTCTTAATGCTCATTAAATTACTACCCCCACAATATCTACATCCGGATATCTAAGTTCCAACACCGTGTTCTCTGGTACAAAAACAAATCGACCGTCAGCGCTTATGTTTGACTCAATATCATATGAAGTGTCGCTATAAGCGGTGCCAAACTTGTTAACAATTTTCACAGTTTTTGTATCGACAACCTCAGTTATATCGTTTAAAAGTTTATAAATCTCAGAAATATAAAATGGTGTACCCATTAAAAGTTTATTCTCAAAGCGTTTTTTAATAGCCAGAATAGCCTTGTTTAGAACATCAGTAGTATTTGCCTCTGTTTTTGAAATTAAACTAAACTCTATGCCAATATTCACCACCTTGCCGTCTATGATATCTATGGTATCATTCATAACTCTGTAGTGGTTTAACCAAGTCTTTAAATTTTCTTTTACAGTCGAAGGAGTTGATACTAAAAATCCATTTTTATCCTCAGATACGGCAAATATATTTAGATTTCTTTTAAAAGAATCATTATCCCTAACAACATTTGCTCTTTTTACGGCACCAAATTTTGATGGCATTCTATAGATTAAAGAAATATAATCGTCTTTGGTTACCGCTCTATTTTGACTTGCAAACGCAGCGAGTCCTCTAACTCTCAATTCTTCCGCTAGAACAGGTTTGACCTGACCCGTAATTTGTTCCTCGTTCTCCACCTCTAAGGTTGATACCACCTTGTCTTTAATGTTTGCGGATACATCGGAATTCTTATAAGCTATAATGGGGCTTGAAACCTTTGAAACAGAACCAACTGGGACATTTACATTATCGGCGGTATTTTTTCTGTATTTAATCGTTATATCGCCAACGGGTGGTAAAACACCCAGCTTGTCCGAATCTAAAATTTTATTTGGATCAAATGTGTCGTCTGTATAATATTCCTTTGCTTTCTTTTCTATTATGACGCTAGCTGGGTCTGGAAACTCGTTATTGCTTATCGATGTCTCTGACCCTGAGCCAAACTTAATCTTGGTCCCACCATCGAAAGTGTGTTCTACAACAAACCTCCTAGCAGCTAATTTGGGCTTAATAATGTAGGGAGCTTCCTCCACACTATTCTGATCGAAGTTTCTTAATGTTTCAAAAACTATATTTTGTGATAAATATTGAACTTCAAAATATTCGTTGCCGTCTTTATCTATAACTGAAATGATCTCTGTCACATTCGTATCGTCAATTTCAATTTCTAAAAATTTAGAAAGAGACGTTATTGTTGATGTTTGGGTTTCGATAAGCCCAGAGACAACATCTCCATAAGCCTTATATGCGTATGTTACTGGCTTTTTGCCGTCATCTTCGCCAACGACTATCTGAGTATCTTCTCTTGAAAAATCAACATCCTCGACCAGAGTAAAGGCTGCGCCACCGTCTGAAGTTACAATAGTGTTCTTCTTCAGCATGGGTAAATTAGATGCGATAGGCTGTGAGCCGGCCTCGTCTGATTGTGCTGGCACTTCGACATAAAAAGCACACTTGCCGGTCGAAGTTGAGGCACCGGGATACTTATAGCCAAGTTGCTTGGCCAGTTTGGCAATATTTTCTGCTTCGATGGCGCTATCGATCAACATTTCGTTTGTTTGGTAGTCCACATAAAAAGAAAGCATGTCTCCAACATATGATACCATATCAAATACCATAGCACCAAAACTTGACTGATTAAAATCTTGATATGTTTCCGGGTAATATACCTTTGCATAGTTAACAAGATCTTGCTTAATAGATTCAAAATCTCTACTGGTTAAATTTATCGGTGGTCGTTTATTAGTCATTTTATAAGCTCGCTAATGTATTGTCTATATTTAGGTCCACTAAATCGTTGATCCCCAAAGCTGGTATAAAGTATTCGACTCTAACATATAATTGATTTTTTGCCTCATCAAACGCACAATCAGCAGAAATTATACTTACTGCAGGTAAATACTTTGCTGCTTGACTATAGATCCTTTCTGATATTTCCTCTTTTGTTTGCGTCGTAAAATTTTCGAACAAATATCTGCTTAGTCCAACGCCAAAATCCGAGTTCATGACTCTCTCGCCGGGATTAGTAAGCATTAAATTTTTAAAATTTTGTTTTATTTCTTCTGTTGGGTCTACAATTAAAGCATAAGGGCCGTTGACTTTATCATAAGCCAGCGGTAATCTTGGTCCAATACCTATATAATCTTGTTTTATAATAGCCATATTATAGTAAATAGCTCTTAATTGTTTCTGCTAGTATTATATCGCAAAGATTTTTAAAAGCATCCGTTTTTGTTGATAGTGACGGCATCGTCTGTGCCTGTGTTACTTGGTCTCCGCTTAGGCCCAAGAAAATAGTAGCAAATC